AGCGGGGTCATGATGCGCTGGTTGTCCGTCCCGTCGATTGCCTCTTGCTCGCTCGCGATTTCTGCCACGCCTTTGACTGTCTCTGTTGCTGGTGGATATTCAAAAGAGGTATCCCCCACCGTGATCGAGCCTGCGGGAACTCCGGTGATGACAAGATCGGCGGCGATCAATGCGACTGTGCCAGCACCTTTGGTGATGATCGGATCGGCTTGCGAATAAATCGCAACTAGAATGTCGCTAGCGGTGAAAAGTCCCACTTCGCGCACTGTGTAGGAATCGGACGAGCTATCGTTTGCGGTGACGTGGATCGTATCGGCGGCGACAACTCCGCCGCTGGTAGCTGTGAGTTTTTTGATCTCCGTTTGCAGTGCTGTTGCCGCTGTCGTAGGAGCCCACGCTGCTGAGCCAAACCCTACCTTGGTGATAGTGATCGGATTCGCGCCCGTGTTGTTTGCGTTGACGATTGCGGCCTTCCCAGCGTCGGTGAGTATAAATTCAAGTGGCATGTCAATAATTAGTTCGCCCATCTAGGCGTGTGAAAACTGTGGGGCGGAGAACGCTGACGACTCCGATTTGCATCGCGCTAGCAAGGCCGAGCTCGATTTCGTAATGAGAGCGGAGCGGCTTCGTACGGTTAATTTCGTTAATCATAAACGCCTGTGCCTCAAGAGACGCATCTTGCGCGACGATCTGAATTTTGAACGTGTGCGGGTCGCCTGCTGGTGTTCGGTTGAACCATTCCTGAATGTTGACGGCCACGCCGATTGAATTGAGCGCGTCCGTCACTGCTTGGCGCGTGCCTTTCGATCTCGCTGTGGAAATGGCGGATTTTATCACTGCCCGTTTTTTGAACTCAGGCCAGTTCGTATCCCATGTGTCCACACTCATTGCCCATGCGAGCCATGGCAGAATATGCAATGGGCATGTCTCAGGATTCCAGAGACTTTTGAGAGGGGATGGAACGGCGGAAACTCTCCCCGCGCTTATCGCTAAAGCTCGCTCTTCCTTAGTGGCAGATGGTGGCAATAGGTCATTCATCGGCTGGCTGGCTGGTTAGCGTGATGCCAGTGCAATGCGCGTATTGAGTCGCATTGATGACGACATTCGAGGCAGGGCTGGCAAGGACTACTCGTTGCACTCCTGGCTGGTGCAATGCTGCGTAGATGCCTGATAGGGTGACATCAAGGCCAACCCTTCGCACTGAAGCGATGTAGGTATTGAGAGCATTGGTAGCCGCCGTTTGCACAACAGAAGAATCGGGGCCGATGTAGGTATAAATCTGAGCGGTGACTGCATAGTCAACTTTTGCCGCTGCCTGAACGGTCACGAGGTCTGTGATCGGCCTGACGGACGTTGCGTTGAGCGCGGCGGAAACTTTATTGAGAAGAGTAGTTGTCGGAACTCCGTTACCCACTCTTGAAAGCACGGAAATGAGAACCTGCCCCGCGCTTGGCGATGTCGCCGAAACGTCCAGCACGTCTGCATCGGCGGAGAGAGAATGGAAAATGTAAGAGCCCTCGGGGCCAGCTACACTGAAACCTTCAAGGCTGAGCTGGATGCGGCGGCGGAACTCTTTATCCGTCTCCATCACCGCTGCCACGGGTGGAACGGCGGCGGGGTTTGCTGGCGTGATCGTGAATCGCGCCACTCCAAACAACGCGCCAATCTGGTCAAGGTCTGCACCGACGGCATAGGCGAGCATCGTCGCGCGTGCTGCATCGTTTACGCGCTGGCGAACGATTAGCTCTCGATAGGCGCATACCTCCAAGATTTTGTAAGCGGGGTCTGATTCTACCAAAGCAGAAAAAGCAGGGTCGCGTGCCTGAAGGTCTGCGAGCATAGCGGCAAGAATGCTTTCAAAGCTCAGTGCCTCCACCACGTTTGGGGCGGGTAGCGTTGAAAGGTCGATCTGCGTGAAGCTGCTCATGTTAATTCAAAAGGATACCATCCAAAAAAACCTCTTCGCCCGTTGGAAGATAGACCGATTCTAGGTCGATCAAGACTTGTCCATCATTGTATTTGCTCGCGTAAGCTTGGACTTTCATCACCCTAATTCTTGGCTCCCATCTACTCAGTGCCTCGGCTGTAGCTGCGAACATTTCGACAAGCGTTTGCTGATTCAGTGGGTTGTCGATTAAGTCAAAAAGCCTTGATCCATACTCACGGCGCATCACTCGCGAGCCGATGGGAGTGGTGAGGATGTCACGGATAGATTGGCGCAGATGGGCTATGCCATCCAAAGCCTTGCCAGTCTTCGCGTCCGTGCCTCGCATCCTTTACACTATGGGAAAACAATGATTTTAGGTCTAGCGGGGTTTTGTCCTTTTCTATGATGGCGTAGAAGTCTGCGCTCCGCCTGCTTGAACCCCGCCGTGCGTGTGAGTTTTCAACGAAATTGCTCCCGCCTTCACGTCTCCCGTGACTTCGATGTCACCGTTCAACGTAATTTTTCCGTTAGCGAAGACCATGCTTGAGCCTCCCACTCTGATTTCAAAGCTTCCGCCTGCGGGAACTTCCAGCACGTAAGATCCAGACGCGCTCGCTGGTGCTGCGTTTGTTCCTGTGTAGATTGAGCCGGGCATGATGAAGCCTGATTCTACGTCTCCCATTGGCGAGCAAACGCAAACTTGCTCCCCTACCGAAGGCGGATTCCAATCTTTCACAGCTCCCGCTCTCCCAGTCATCCAAGGAAGCCATGCTGTCGTAGCTCCCTGAAATTGAACTTTGACGCGACCAGTCGAGAGATTGACTTCTGAGATTTTCCCTAGTCGAAAAATGTTTCCAAGCCTTCTTTGCAGTTCTCCGATTTCCGCGCTCATGGTTTTCCGCAGTTGCAGTTTGTGATTTCTAGCGGCGCGCTGATTGCTGCTGCCACTCCACTTGATACGAAAACTTCATCTGGCATTGGCAATGGATTGCCGTTCGCGTCGCGGAGTTGATCGGCCTCCCAAACGTCAATCCCTAGAAATGCAGCGTGTGAAAACTCCACGCGCATCACCTCATAATCATCCTCACGCCCTGCAATTTTATCGGGTGATGCTCCTGAAACCGCCGCCGCTCCCACTGGCGAGCTCCACCGCTGCCCGTTTATGTAGGCAAGCACTGAAGCCGCTAGGGATTTGATCGCTTGCTTCTTCCCTGATTTGTAATCCATCACCACGTAAGCGTTGAAGTTTAACGTGACAGGCGTTTGATCCGTTCCAACGTCGTCTGGGTCGTCAACCTGTATATCCTCCAGATCGAGTAATATGGCAGGCGTAGCGATAGCCTCACCCGGGCGCGGGTAGAAGCTTACGTTTGCTGTTGAAAATTGTGACTTCAGACCCGCAAGGATCTTGCTGTGAAGCTCGTCTATGTTGACTGCTGGTTGGCTCATTTTCTTGCGATGTTCAGGCTTCCTGCTATGGCTTGAGAATCTCCTTGTTCACGTCCCGAAACTTTGTCCAGAGCGAGGAAGAAGAACTCCACAAACTTCTCTGCGACCTGTGATTCAAAGCGACTTAGATAGTCACTCCCTTTGTCATTTATGCTGTGTGAAATTTGAGTCAAAGGCGTGCGAGCTTTGCCCACTCGCTGAAAGGCATGGCCGCCAAGAGCGGGTGAAATAAATCCGCCCCGATAGGTTGCGCCTCTTGCGCGGACTCCTTTTTTTTGCTGCCTTGCGCCAAGGTATTTGACGCTGATTGCATTGAGACCATACCAAAGCCGAGCGGTGGAAAACCCTTTTACTGACTGATATTGAAACTTCACGCGAAGCCCTTGTCTCAGTATTTTCAAAGGTGTGTTCGTAGCTTTTGCAAGCCCTCGCGCCCCTTCTCGGTTTGCCCATTGCCCTGTTTGCCTCACGGCTGTTCTCAAGGCCGATTTCATATCTTTCTGAAGCACTCCAAGGAGATTTTTCACCTTGTCCCAGTCGTCGAAAACGAACAAAGCCAGCATGTTCTGTGCTGCGGCTGGCTCAAATTGATTTCCTTCGATGCTCATAATTCATGCGCTAGCTGCACGATTGAAAAGCCCGTGCCGTCTGGCTGGATTTGCGTCACGGAGTATGCCTTGCCCCTCACGTCAACCATTGCCTCGCGTGGCACATTCACCACGTCGGAGGCAAGGCATGTCAAGCGGGGTGCTGTGGTATCTAAGATCGTTTCGCCGATGTTCGTGTCGGTAAAGCTATTGTCAAAAATACCTTTGCAAACAACCTCTTCGCGCCCGTTGTCTCCATGCCAAACAAAGACGATTTCCTCGTCTTCGGAAAAGTCTCGCATGAATACGCTTAGCGGGTCGCGAATCATTTTTTCTTCGGCTGCTTTGGCTCGGTTTCCACTTCCTCAGCGACTAAGTCCGCTCTGCCGTTGCCGACAAGCTCAAGTCCTAGACGTTCGGAAACTTCCACGACCGTTCCCGCCTCGGTGTGTGATCCTTCGATACCGATGTTTTTGAGTAATTTGATTTTCATGGTGATTTGATAAAAAAAGGGCAGGCAGTTTCCCGCCTGCCCTTGGTTTTGTTATGCGTTACGGAAGAGCGCGAAGGACTCCGGACGGCGGACTGCATAGTCAACGTCTTGGAAGTTGGTGATGCGGATTCTGCCTTTGTCGCTGTGGGTGTAAGGATCGACTGTTACGTCGAGGCCACCCCACATTCCAAGCAGGAAGTCGCTCCAGTTTCCGAAGAACACGTCACTTGCTCCCACTACGTTGGAAACCTGCGTGCCATAGCCGTTGACGGTGTCGCCTGGCTCCCAGATTGTGCCGTCGTTACCATCGGCGAACTTGCGAGTGGTTTTGAAACGGCCACGGATGCCAGCGTTGAACGCATAGGCCATAGAAGGCACGTCTGCGTTGTCTAGCGAGATTTGAGTCTCCATGTTGACGATCTCCGAGAAGATCGGGGAGTTTGCCGTTGCCCAAGTTCCGGTATTGATTCCGGAAGTGCCAGCAAGACCAAGCGGTTGATTGCTTGCGCCTGTGCCGTAAAGACCTGCACGATCCATCTCCAAAGCCATCACGCGAGCAAGATCGGCGCGAAGCAATGCTTCAACACCAAGCGAGCTTTGCATGAGCAGCTTGCGGGTGATTTCGGAACGAGCTGCAAGAGTTTTCGGGCGAAGCGATACAAGACCGAAGGTGACACCTGTCGGGTTTGCGGCGATGTCTTCCCCTACCCACTCAGCAGCGGGGCCAGTGAGCTGGCGCGGGATATCGATGTTACCGACAAGACCAGAAAGCTCTGAAACAACGCTCATGAGGAAAGAGCGATTGCGGAGAAGGTCAATGAAGCTTGAGCTGAGCAGGCTGGTTTGAATGCTGTTCGTGCCTGCGTTCACGTAACCCGAGGCTGTCTGTGCGCCGGTGATGACGTTACGCTGACCGACAAGAGGCTGAAGCAATACGTCAGTCGGAATGACAGTGCCACGGGCGGAGCGATGCACCATTTGATCGGCTGCGGCGCGGCAAGCTTCGATCTCGAATGCGGCTTCATCCATGAGCTTTCTGCGCTGATCCGGCTCACAGCTCAGAGCGCGGAAAAGCTTAATAAAGCTGAACGAACGGGCTTCTTTTTCAGACATGCCGATCGGCTTCGTGCCATCCACTACCGCTTTGTTACGGCTGTCTAAATGGTCAACAAGAGCGGCGCGGAATTGATCCACTGTCTGCCCTTTTTCGAGAGCGTCTTGAGCAAGTTCTGTGACTCCATACTGTTTGCCAGCGGCAATGATGGAACGGACGCGCGCTTGCTCTGCATTCACTGCCTCAGCAGGAGATTCAGAAGCATGAACGCGGGACGGTGCTGGCTCAGCAGGCGCAGGGAGCGAACGCTGAAGCAGTGAGGAAAGCTCTTCGTCAGTGGCAGTCTCAGCGAATGAGACGTTAAGCTGGCGGAGCATGGCGGTGATTTGTGTGCGATTCATAATGTTTTTGTTTGTTGTCTTCTCAAAAAGTGATCGGCCTATGCCGACGGATATGTCTGCGGGAATGGTGACGATGGAAATTTCATAAGGTTCCCATCTGTTGACGGTGTAAACGTCCGTGCCATTGTCCCGTTCTTCGGTTAGTTTAACCTCCTTGATGCGATACCCGACAGACACGTTACGCAGGATTCCGGCCTGCACGTCGCGCCATATTTTTTCAGCGTCATCGGATTCGGAGAAACGGACTACAGCTCGGCCTTTTCGATCTGCTCCAATACTCGCGGATTCAATGACACCTATGTAAGCATCATGGTCATGGTTAAAAAGTAGAGGTGCGCCTGTGCGGAGGCGGCTAAGATCGACGGATTCAGTCGAGTGAGAAAGCACTTCAATCGTGCCTGGCCATCTCTCGTATTCAATCTCAGAGGAGAACGTCAACTCAACACTGCGTTCGTCTCCGTTCACGCTTGCGGGGTCGATAGTGATGGCACGCCGGAACACCGCGCCATCGTCGAGTGCGCTTTGTTTTTTTGATTTCTCAGTTTTAGGCATGATGATGAAAGCTACGGGGTTTTGATTCTTAAAACGAGCGGGGTTTTGTCCTTTTCACTCAGGTTTGCGGGTGCTCCAGTGGCAGGTCACGAGGCCGCATCCTTTGGAGAGGCGGGAGACTTCCAGCCGCAAGTGGACGATCTCGGCTTGCGTCTGCTCGTTGCGCTTATCCTGAGCGTCCAAAAGCTTGTCTTGAGCGTTGAGGCGGGTTTGCATCACTGCAAAAATCGTGCGTCCTAAGACACCGATGGTGCCTGTGAGGCACACAAACGCGCCGACGAAGTAGGTGAGGGGGATGGTGATGGTGGGATTCATGAAGTGTGAGGGAGTAGGATGTCTGCAATGGCGAGGCAAGCGGCGCGGCGTTTGGCGGGATCGAGCATCGCGGCGCGGTCGGAATCATTGTCGATGAAGCCAAGCTCGATGAGGAAGCAGGGCTGAAATCGCATGATCGCGAGGCTCCCGTGCTGGCTCTGGCTCTCGTTTTTTGCTCCACGGTTGCGGGTTCCAAGGGCGTTGCATACAGCGGCGTTGAGGGTGGTGGCTTCCTGCTTGTTGGCGAGGCCTCGGTAAAAGGTCTCCGTTCCGCGTGGAGTGCCGTTGTGCGCGTTGCAATGAAAACTGAGCATGATCTCACCATTATAATGGCGAGCGATGTTGGCTCGCTCTGCTACTGGTGCGGGGTCTGCATGGTCGCGGCGGGTGCGGATTACCCTTGCCCCGCGCTCGCGCAAAATGCTGCGTAGCTCATTGACGTAGTCCAATGCGATGTCTGCCTCGCGCACTCCATCGGAGACCGCACCCGGATCAAACAAACCTGCGGTGCGGTTGCTCATGCCGTGGCCAGCGTCGAGGATGATGGTGGGGATGCTCATATTACCAGTCGAGGGTTTCGATGAATGTTTGCAGGTCTGTCACTAGGACTTTTCGCCCGTCATTGTGCGAGCATTCCATGGGCTTGCGTCCAAACGCGCATTCGTGAGCATACCAATCGAGGACTGCGGCCTCGGCGGATATTAGCTCTGCAACGCGCTCTGTGTAATGGTCGTTTGCGGTGTAGATGGCACGCATGAGGCCGCAATCGGCGGTTTCAAAGAGCCGTGCTAGCTCCTGAATGTGGTCTTCTAGGTCTAGGCAGTCTCGCTGCCAGACTTCGAGGATGCGTTTGCGTTCGGCTGGCTTCATACGTCTTTGCGGAAAAGTCTGATTCCTCCTACACGCACGGCGGTGTAAATGGTCTTGCGGGTGATCCATGGTACCCCGCAATCGGCCATCGCATCGAGAAATATACGGTCTGCCATAGCTCGGGTGAGGCTCCCGTAGTTTTTTACCGATGCTTTGGAATAAAGAAAGTCATGGATAAGCGCGGCGGGGAAGTAGCTACCGATGGGGGAAAAAATGCTCCAAAAAATCTTCGGCACGCTCGCCCCGTCGGTAAGCGTCCCGCGCGGGACTGTGATCGGCCATTTCTGGTGAGTGTAGCGGTAATTGGCTACGATGCGGAAAATGCGGGAAGAGCCGCGCATACCTGCATCTTCAAGGAGAATTTTATCAGGGAAGTTGCTCATGGCTCAGTAGTAGGAGCAGGTAGAGTCACCGGCTCAGGAAGAGTCACCGTCACAGAGCCGTCGGCGTTGGCGGTGAATTTGTCCGTGTCGGCGGCAGGGAGGTCGGCGGCAAGTCCAAGGCTCTCGAGTGCGCCGCGCAACACTGCGTAGGTTTGCACAGCACGGGCTGGCACGACTCCGAATGCAGGTAGCGCATCAAAAATCTCTTGCTCCATGCCTGCGGTGTTGACGAGCTGGTAAGCGCGAGCCATGCGGGAAACGAGGTGCGGCGGAGTTTCCGCGATGATCTGCGCGAGTTCGGCGGCGAGTTGGTGGGGTGTAGGGGTATTCATATTTTTTAAATGTCGAGAACGCGGTCGTAGAGGCGGATGCGGGAGATTTTTGCAGCAGAGCTGTTTGAGGAAGAGCTTCTTTCACGGCAAAGCTGCAGGTTGTTTGCCATAGTATTAGTATTACTGCCTATGGTGGACGATGTCCCTGAATTAAGCCAGTTAGCAACGAACCGCTGGCCATTTTGCTGTTCCAGATAAAAAACCACAGGAGAGTTGGTCGATCCTGATGCGTATATTTTTGTTATATTATTAGCATTTAACGCATTGTAGTTTGATATCCCTAAATGCACGGTGGTGGTGGAATCTGAGCTAATAATTAGTAATCTTACTAATCCGCCTAATCCGCCTATAGTCGTGTCGGACATAATCTGGATGAATGGTGGATTCGGCCAGCCAGCAAAATTGGACAACAAAAAATTAGCGGCTACCAATGTGTTAGAAATAAGATTATCACCCTCCAGAATTAAAGTAAATGGACGACCATTCACGATGCGGTCAAATCGGCGAGTGAGTGCGGCATTGAACTCTCCAAATTTATTGCCCCCACCGAAATCCAGCCCGGCTCCCCGTGTGGTTTCAACCTCCAAAGGTGTGCCAGTAAGCGTCACATTACAGCTATTTGCTGAGCCAGAGTTGAGCAGTGCTGTTGCTCTATCCCATCCCGCTAGGTTTAGATCAACCAGCGGCTCCACATAGGCAGGAGCGAGGATGCTCTTTACCTGCGCCTGCGTCGGAAGCTGCGTAGGATCTGTGCCGAGTGCTGCGGAGCTAGTGACAATGCCGGAGTTTTGCTGAGAGCCGGAAAGGATGTTGCCGCCGGAGAGGTTGGCTTTGCCGGCTGTTTTATTGGTCGCATCTATAGCTGCGGCGGCTTGGGCTGCGTTTGCTTTAGTTGTAGCGTCGGTAGCTGCGGCGGTGATGGCTGCGGCTTCTGCTGCATCCGACTTGTCCTGCGCTCCGGTGATGGTCTCCAGCGTGGCCAGCGTGGCGGGGTCTATGCCCTCTCCGCTTCCGCCTTCTTTGAATAGAATGCCGCTCATATATTATAAAATTGAATGTTCTAAATTGATTCCATCTAGCGATTTGTGCAGGCCGATGCACACGCTGATGGCCGTTGTTCCTGTTGCTCCCGTTACTGTTAGCCTGAGCGTCTTAGTCGGCGGTCGAACATTCGTCTCCACTGGTGCTGTCCAAGTAGCTCCGTCAATGGAATCGAAAGTGTTTGCGATGCTAGCGGATAAGCTCGTTAGCGTTACAGTAGCACCTCCAAAAGACCCTTTGAGGGTTAGGAGGTAAGGCGCGATGGCTAAAACGGGAATGTCATAATCCCCGTTCGCGGTGATGAGTGGTGGTGTGGGTAGTGCTGGCATAATTTAAGGGGTTGGGAGTGCATGCATTGTTTAAAGAGGTAATGTTTTCAAAATATTCGCATGGTCGGTTGGGGTAGGGACTGTAGGTGTAGCACCTACCCATGTTTGTCCGGGTGATTGAGTTGAATTTGAGACTATGCATTGTCCTGCGAAAAAAATCCTTCCATTATTCCCACTCAGATTATTGGTGATACTGCCTGAATTTTGGGTGATTAATTGGCAACCATCTCCGACATAAACACCAACAGTAGTCCCATTCGACATTGAAAAAATTGCTGAATTGTTTTTTTGATAAAGTGTCATCCCATTTAAGAGCAAAATTTCAACCGAGGCATTCATGTGGAAGCAGCCTGCGAAAGGAGAACTTTCACGAAGTCCTGCGTCACGACAAAGCCACGTACCCCCTAGGACTAAAGGCTTACCATAAAAAACTGCGTTAGTTGACGGATTCATATCATTGACCTTGCATTCTAAGCGGTTAGGAATAGTCCCAACATTCAAGCCTTCGTTGTAAAACGCCCAGTCTACTCTGCCGTCTCCAATCATAAATAGGGCAGAGGGCTTTGCGTCGTTATAAGATCCATACTTTGCAGAATTGTATTGCTCAATGGATGATGATGCGAAATCGATTCGCTTAACTATGGACAATGTAGATCCGTGAGTTACCTCGATGTTAATGGGATTTGACCAACCAAGCCACCGGCCATCACCAGAGGTCGTCGCAAGATTAACATAATTATCAACATTCACCCCGTCAAAAATAAAGCTGGAAGGCCACTTAGCTAAGCGACGTTCTTTGCACCAATAGAGTGCGGCTTGAACTGTTATAAAGTCTCCGTTTGAACCGCACCGGATAGTTGAATCGTCGAGCAAAGATTCACGCAGGATCACATGATTCCACCAGCGGGAGGCTAAGCATTTATTTCCGAGCATGGTTTGATGCACCGTGTCCCACGGGAAGTTAAAGCCTCCAGAGTATCCCTGATCTATAACGGATAACCACTTCGTGCCGATATCAGCAACAGCGAGCCGTGAAATATCAATGCACTTATCTGGGAAATTTATGTGCCAAACAGGAGGCACATAGACCACCTCATAGCCCATAGCTACCGCAAGATCACGGATTTCCAGAGCAACAGCGTAAGTAGAGGCCGCTGATGCTCCTAATGCCTGAAAATCATTATGCCCGCCCACTAGCGTGAGAACCCCCTTTTGACCAGCGGCCAATGCATATTCTGCCATATCCACAGCAAAAGCGTCTCTTACCTGCACCAATGTTCGTCCGCCGATCCCTTTGTTTGCAAACAAGGCAGCGGATTTATTAGGCATTTTATTTCGCAGCATCACAACCCAGTTTTCTGGATTTTCCACTCCTGGATATCCGTAAAAAGGCGCGACACTACCGGGTTCAGCAGCTCCTTTAGTGCCGGTATTTGGAGCGACAGTGGAATCTCCCAAGAAAATGTAATTAGTCTGAAGCTTTGAGATCAGTCCTTTTGTCTGCGCTTGATTAGGTAGTTGCGTCGCGTCTGTGCCGAGAGCGGCAGAGCTAGTTACAATGCCAGAGTTTTGCTGAGTGCCGGTGAAGGCGTTGCCGCCTGTGAGGTTGGCTTTAGTTGCTGCTTTTGTTGTCGCATCGGTGGCGGCGGCGGCGATAGCGGCGGCTTCGGCAGCGTCTGCCTTGGTGGTTGCGTCGGCAAAAAAGATGTTTTTGACGGTTTGCCAGCTCAACCATTTAAGGCTCCCAGAGTCTGCGCTGTCGCTGTCGGTGATGGTGATTTTATCTGCGTCGGACGGCGTTGTTTTTTCACTAGCCGCATTGATTCCAGTCGCCATGTTTGCACCAGTGACTTCTGCATCTGATCCGTTCACCCCGTCCCTGCCTTTTGGGATCGTGAGGTTTAGGACTTGAGCTGGCGATGTCCCTGAGATTGTCGCGCTGGCGTTGGTATTCGCCTCGCCTGTGGTGACCGTGCCAATGGTCAGCACGTTAGGAGGGCCAGCTGGGCCATTAGGATAAGCTGGCTGTGCGGTGTGGATCTCGATGGATGATTGGAGATTGCGAGTCGGCGCGGCTTCTAAGACTAGCTCGAACTCTGCAACTGTCCTTACTTGCCCCGTCGTCGTACTTTGCGCCTGTATATCGCCGAAATACGTGGTGGCAGGTGCGTCATTGGTATCTGTCGGCACGACCGAAATTGATGCAGTTGATCCGCTTACAGTGATTCCAGCACCTAGTGCTTTCTGGAAAAGAGAAAAGCGGTCTGCATCAGTCTTGCGTAGCTTCACCGATAAAAGCAGCAACCATTGAGAATCTGGCGTAAATGACTGCCCCTCCCACGTCATTGGGATGCTGTGGGTCTTAGAGTCTCCTACATATTGCGTCAGCGCGATCATATTTATTCTTCAGAATTGTTGTTTGTGTAAGTCATTGGCGATCCGGGCATTGGATCAGGGGTGACTCCTAAAGCCTCCATGTCGTCGTTTTCACGTTTGAACTCGCTCCAAACATCGGCGGAGTCTCTGCCGGAAGTCTCGCGTATCACTTCGGAGCGGGTCTTCACGCGCATTGCAATGGCCTTTTCGTTTGCGGCCATTTCGGACTGCGGGTCGATCCATCCCCAACGTCTGCCTTGGAAGGTGACGGCCATGTATTTGCTCATGCGCTCAAATTTCAGAGGCTTGCCTGCCACGGTGATTGCCTGAGCTAGCAAGGCTCGTTCTAGCCATTTCTCGTAAACCCAATCACACCACTGCTCAATGACTACCTCTTGCAAACCCTTCCAAACTTCCCGCTCGTCAAGCGCACCTTGACGGATAGAGGAAAAATTCACAGAGGTCAAATCCGATGCTAGGTTGTTGTAGGAAACATTCAGGCCAGAAGAAACGCTTCTGAGAATGGACTT